GCGGCGCGTCAGTAATAGCAAATGAATGTAATTTTGGTTGCCAGTTCTACGAGCCTGATAACGATGCCAGGTGGGGACACGCAGTTTATTCTCTTGTGTCTGATGCGGTTATTATTCAAGGGTGTAACTTCGACGGTTTCTGGCACGGTGTGACATGCCGACACGCCAACCCTTATATTGTCAGGGACTGTGATTTCGCCAACCAGATCCACGACACCATGCGGGCCATGACAAACGAAGGCGGAACAGGCGACGTCGAACTATGGTGGCAATATAATGTTGCAAGGAAAGCTATTAAAAGAGATCGATGGATTTCAGACGACTTTGACACCTCTAACAACGCATTGCATGTTGATTTCATGCAGATTAGCGCGAACAGCGACACAAATAATTACATCGTCCATATAAACCATAACCGTTCATACCTGATAGGGTATCGTTCTCAGAGTTACTTTAGAGGTGGCAACCAGGGCATTAATGTTACTGGTGAGATTACGAATAACTTCTTCGCTAATACAAACACTCACGGCATAAGTAATGGTGCTGGCGAGATTATGGTAAACGCCAACAACAGCATTATCTCTTCAATTAATGATAGCAGCCAGAAATTCCCGTCCGCTTCGCATAAGATTAGATCAACACGGACCGATGTTATCGCTATTGACAATCTCACGGGGGCATTAGTAGCCAGCGGAACGGGTTCGTTTACTCCTACTGGAAATGTCATTATTAACCATATGGATAACACGGGCGGGGTAGAAGATTACGCAGCTCTGTTTGATGGCCCGTTTGATTCCTTTAATGAAGACTTTGGTAAGCAATTTACAGTTGATGAGTCAAGCAGAGCGAATTTTGTTACCTCAATCGATAGCCTGTTTAGTCCTAAAGTTGGCGGCGCAGCAGTTGGTAAAGGTCATCTGACAGAATTTGTCGCTGATGTAGTCGCACCAATACTATCCTTGCCAACAGACACGGCGAACGGCGGGACAGCCTCAACAGGCACAGTAACCACAGACGAAGACAACGGCACTTTGTATTGGGTTGTTACCGAGTCATCAACACCCCCGACAGCCGCACAAGTCAAGTTAGGCCAGGATAACAGCAGCGCGGCCGCGGCTGATAGCGATAACCAGACCGTAAGCGCAACAGGTGTGCAGAACATAGCCGCCGATGGTTTGACAGAGACAACAGATTATACAACGCATTATATGCATGAGGATGCTGCGACTAATCCATCCAGTGTTTCAACGGCTAGCGGGTTTACGACAACCAGTGGATTCACAGCCTTTGCGGTAGACAGTAACACCGCATCAGATCAGTTTAACTCTTTCAAAGATGTGGGGTCAGCCATTGGTTCTAATGATGCGCAAGGGACAATAGCCTTCCATTACAGACCAGGTACAAACGCGGCTAATAAACGTGTATTCCAGTTAAGAGATAGTGGTTTCACTAAAATAGTAGATTTATTCGAAACTGGTTCAGGTCGCCTACAACTTGTTTTGATGAACTCCTCTTCCACCACTGTGGTACAGAAGCAAACGTCCGCTAGTACTTTTGTTGACGGAACATGGTTCGCAATACAGATTTCGTGGGACTTGTCTACAGGCTCACCAGTATTCCAGTGGCGCATAGATGACGTTCAAGCTACCTTTACAGGCACAGAAACCCTTACAGGCTCAACTGACGTAGGGTGGGCTGTTGCTGAGAAAATGGGCTTGATGTGTGAGAGTAACGGCGGCGGAGACTTTGATGGGTCATTGGCTAATTTGTATATCAACGCGGCGGAGTTCGTTGATATTTCTGTAGCAGGGAATAGGCTTAAGTTCTCTAACACCGATACAACGCAAGTAAATATGGGTTCAGACGGTTCAACACCTACAGGCACGTCGCCCTTGTTCTTCTTTGACGGCGCGTTGGCAGGGTGGTCTACCAACAAAGGAACCGGGCCTTCTGGTACAGATGACGGAACGTTGATATCCGCTTCAAGTTTGCCGGGTGTATAAAGATGTTTTTTAGAAAGAGAGATTAAAATGGCTTCAGGAAGATTTTTAGCGGACGGAAGCACCAATGAATTTATTGTTGGCGGCGGTTCAGAAAATATTCATATAGGTGTTGAGGGTACTTTTGGCGGCGGAAATGTTGCTGTTGAAAAGGTCATTGCTGGCGAGGTGTTCCCGTTGAGGGATGGCGGTACAGCAATAATTCTTTCTGCACCAGATGACAGCACATATCTTTTAAAATTTGGTGATGTAATCCGGTTGACTTTATCCAGCTCAACAACGCCAGCTATTACATGGTCAGTTACAGGATTTTAAATTATGCCTGAGTTTGACGGCGAAAAAGACCCGAATATACTCCTTGCCAAAGATATGGACGTGGATAGAGATAACCGTGTTCAAGTCAAGGAAGCAAACTCGTTCGTTGATAAGAAAGACGGACAGTGGGAGCCTGACGTTCTGCAGGCGTCAAACGGTAAGCCTCGTTATACTTTTGATATGACAACACCAATCATTAACCAGATTGCAGGCGGTATCGAACTCGCAGCCTTTGGTATTAATATCGACCCTGCAGGCGGCGAAGCATCCAAGGACCAGGCTTCTATTCTTGACGGGTTAGTTCGGCAGATTCAGAACCAATCCGAAGCTGTCCATACGTTTAATATGTCCGCAAGATCCATGACCACAAGCGGGTTAGGTGGTTGGCAAGTTGTCCAGCGCGTGCAAGAGGGGAATAGTTTTAACCAAGATTTAGCAATTGAGGCAATCCCTAATTTTGCAGAGCGCGTCTTTTTTGACGCAGCCACACAAATGCAGGATAACTCAGACGCGCGGCGGGTAACTGTCCTATCAAGTATTGCCCCTGGTGTTTACAAAAAGAAGTTTCCTAAAGGCGGTGCCCAATCTGTAGGCAACGGGACGCTTGACCAGCAATACTTCCATAAGAACGACAATATCGTTATTGGCCAGATGTACTTTTTTAAAGAGGAAACGGTTGAAATTGTCCAGATGAGCAACCTTAAGGTTTACGAGGACAACAAAGACTTCAAGAAGGTAAGAGATGATTTAAAAGACCAGGGAATAAAAGAAGACAACCGCAAGAAACAGAAAAAGAAAACTGTTTGGTTCCGTAAATTTGACGGCGGCGGATGGTTAGAGTCTGAACAGAAAACAGCCTTCAGACTTCTCCCTGTTGTTGCCGAGTATGCAAACTTCAAAGTAGTTGAGAATAAGATTATTTATCACGGAGCTGTGCGTCCTTTGATGGACCCGCAACGAGTGCTGAACTATTCCAAGTCACGACAGATTGAAGAGGGTGCACTTGCTCCGCGCTCCAAGCTTATTCTATCACTCAAGCAGATTGAAGGGCATGTTCAAAAACTCAAGACGATGAACGTTGACCCTGATCCCGTCCTGATTCTCAACAATGACCCTGAGAAACCGGGTCCGGTTCAACAGACGAACCCACCACAGATAAACCCCGGCCTTGCCAATCTATCAAACGATATGCAAACCATAATGGGACCAATCTCGGGTTTGTTCGCCGCTAATATGGGTGATAACCCCGGCCTTCAATCCGGTGTTGCAATTGACAGCCTGAAGGAAACGGGTTCGGTTGGTACAGTTCAATATCATTCTGCACACGCGTTCGCTGTTTGTTTAACTGGAAAGATTATTCTTTCTGCTATTGATGTTGTTTACGATACAAAACGGCAAGTTGCAGTCCAAGCGGAGGACGGGGCGATTTCAATCAAAACCCTGAATGATGACGTCCTCGATAAGGAAACAGGCAACACGGTTAATCTGCGTGATTTGTCACGTTCATTCTACAATGTCACATGTTCAAGCGGGCCGACCTTTAAGAGCAGGCAGAAAGAAACTATGGCCGGTATGCTAGAAATTGCGCCTGCAATGCCTGAAGTCATGGCTATCGGTGCCGATATATTCTTAGGGAGCATTGACCTACCCGGCTTTCCTTTGTTGAGAGATAGGGTGCGCGACGCCAAATTTAGAGCGGGTGAGATACCGCCTGAACAGTGGAACGAACGAGAGCAAGGTATTGCACAGGCACAAGCAGAGGCAGAGGCACAACAGCCACCACAGGAAGACCCGAACATGATCGCGGCAAGAGGCGTTGAAGCTGAAGGCCAAGCCGCCCTTATGAAAGAGCAAGACCGCAGAGATAACACGCAGATTTCAGTTCAGGAAAAAGGCGCGAACATTCAGCTTAACCAGAGCAAGCACCAACTTGAAGTAGCCAAATTCCAACAAGGCGCGGCGGACGATGCAGAGAAACTTGAATTGAGCCAAGAGAAGCAAGAGTTTGAACAGCTTGCAGCGTCACAGAAAATGCAGGTTGAACAGCAAAGAATCCAGATGGAACAGAACGCGTCTGTAAATAAAGCAATCCTTGATATGGCCAATACATTGAAGGTCATTCGGGAAGCAATGGGCGTTGATACAATCGTAGGGCCGCACAATCAAGCGGCATACATCAACCAAGCAACAGAGTTAAATGAGACAATAGAGGAAAACCGATAAATTGACTTTTAACCAAAAAACGGTTAATTATACCTTACGTGCAGGCAGCACGGCTTTTACCATTATGGGCTATTTTAAATGACAGACGAAGAACTGCAAGCAAGCGCTGAACCGACCATTGAACCGACAATTCAGGCCGACGATGCACCTGTAATTCCTGAAAATGGAGCGGATTCAGTACCCGCAGAGGAAACAAAGGTTACGTTTTCACCTGAGCAACAGGAAATTTTTAACGCTGCTAAGGCCAAGGATACAAAGAAGTTTCACGATAAAAGACGTGAAGCTGAAGGGTATCAGGCTGAACTTGAAGCGTTAAAGGCTTCCATTCCTCAGCCAACGGAACCACAGATTCCTTCTCCGCCTGATGCGTTGATGCTAGATGACGATGAATTTAAACGTCAGTCTGCAGAATACGTTGAGGCAATTGAGCGGCGAGCAGAGTTTAGAGCTAATGTTAAAGTCCAAACAGAACAGACAGCGGCACAGCAACAAACAAAGCTTTTTGAACAACAGCAGCGGCGTGTTGCAGAGGGTAACACCTTTGCAGAGAGAAGCCGTAAGTTAGGGTTTGATGATACAGAAATGGGTCAATCACTCGTAACTTTGCAACAAATGGGTTTAGGTACAGATTTTCAGCAAGATCTTGTCGCGCATGAAAATGGGCCGGAAGTGATTGATTACCTTGCCAAGAACCCCGATGCACTTGACCAAATGCGGTCAATGTCATCAATGCAAGCTGGTAGCTACATCGCTACAAATATTGTTCCTAAAGCTCTGAACGCCAAGAAAACAACCAGCGCACCAATCCCCGTTGATTTTGTTAACGGTGGTGGTTCTCCTGAGAAGCCACTAGGCCCACCAGGAGCGGTGTTCAAATAGAGAGCATTTAAAATGGTAAATAATGTAGAAAGTAACTTTAGAGAGAAGGTCATGCCGATCTTTCTCCAAGAATTTGATAACAACCGTGTATTTTCAAAGACCGTTGATACACAGCTTTTAACCGGCGTATTTAATGCGGACAGTGGTGAGAGCGTAGCCTATAAACGGGGAACCGATTATCTGGCAATTGAAACCACAGACGGCGATTTGACGGGTGAAGATGCATCACCGATCATTGTTGGTAACGGGTTTGCCCGCGTTCAAAACCGGATTACTGTTCTTGTAGAGTACCAACGTATTGAGCAGGCGTTGAAGCTTAATCAACTTGCCGAACTCCTTCGTCCTGCCGCAAAACGAGCGGTAACGCAGCTAGAATTGAATATGGCGCGGTTCATGATCAAGAATACCGGGCTTCTTTCTGGCACTGTAGGCACTCCCGCCGCATCCTGGACAGATGTTGCCGACGCGGGCGCGATTATGCAGGCAACCGGCGTTCCTATGGATAATATGTGGACTTATGTTGTTAATCCGTTCACACAAACGGCGCTTGCAAACGAGGTTCGTTCTCTTGGCGCTGGTGGCGCTGTTGGCACGGATATCAAAACAGCGTTAGACACCGCAACAATCAGCGAAAGCTACGCGGGCTTTGGTCGTGTTATGACGGCCACAACTCAAGCATCGTATATCTCGGACTCCGAGGCAGACCGTGCGGGAACTTTGTCAGGTAACCCTGATGTAACTTATGTTACAGCCAAGGATACAATGACACAGATTCTCCCTGTCCAGGACTTTGGGAATGATCTTGAAATTAAAGCAGGCGAGCAAATTCAGATTACGGGCCGCAATCGCTTGAATCTGTCAACGCGTGAGCTTGTTGTAGATGCTTCCGGCAATCCTATCGTTTGGACTGGAACAGTAACAGCAGATGTAATCTTGTCCGGTACTGGCACAGGAAACATTACTGTGACCGGCCCAGCTATCTTTGAAACTGGCTCTGGTAACGGTGCGTTTAACACGGTTGATTCCGCTCCTGTTTCAACAGATGTTGTTACTCTTCTTGGTGCGGCAAGCACGACAAAACAGCCTAACCTGTTCTATCACAAACAGGCTTTCGGTGTTGGCTTTGTTGAGCTTCCAAATCTTGATGCACAGCAGAATTCCGGCACGACTAAAGACGGAATTCATATCCGTGTCACACGTGGTTCTGATTTCATCAAGGACAAAAATATGGTCCGCTTTGATCTTCAGCCCGCTTTTGCTGCATTGAATCCGTTCCTTGCAGGCCAGGGTTTCGGCTAATTCCCTGAAGACTAGAGGGGTTTCGGCCCCTCTTTTTTCCCTCATAAATTATAGGTTAATCATGGCTAAATGGATTAAACCAAACGGCAAAGAAGTCGAGATACATGAAAACTCGATTGAATATGTTAAAAGCATCGGATGGAAGCCAGCCAAAAAGCGCGGCCCAAAGAAAGACAAAGCAAAGAAGGAATAGGGCATGACTACCGCAGCCGAGATAATTGGGGATGCACTGCAAGAGCTAGTTGTCCAAGCGGCAGAGGCACCTATAGAACCATCAGAGGCAGCATACGCCATTAGAGCAATGAATAGATACATGTTCATGTTGGATGCTCAGGGAATCGCGTTAGGATACACGGTTGTTGACGGTTTAGGCGATACGATTACAATCCCACCAGGGGCCGAGCAAGGGCTAGTTATGAATGTCGCTCTTGTTATTGCAGGCCAATTCGGGGCCACACCTTCAGCAGATACAAGGCTTGCAGCGCGTGAAGGACTTGACGCAATGCGCAAACTTAGCATTACTGTCCTGCCTGCAGACTTCCCTTCAACTCTTCCCATTGGCAGCGGCAACGAAGATCAATCCGGTATTTTCTCGCGGCGTTTCTATCCAGGCTCAGCGGATGCAATCGCAGCCGAAACAACCGGCAATATTTCACTAGAAAACAACACCAACGAAGAAGCAGGGGATTAAAATGTCCGGTACATTTAGCTCAGATAGACAAGAAAGCAAGTTCCCTGTTCAAACCAGTATGCCGTCAGGGTCAAGCGTTACGGGTTTTAGTTCTGGCGTGAACTTTTCCATTACCTTTGCTAACTTCGTTGCAGGCTTGGGCGTAACCGGATCGATCGTGCAGTCTGGCGACCCACTAGGAACGCCTGTCCTCAACACTCAGGGCACGGTCAACAATATCCGCAACATGGAGGACGGCCCCGGCGTTAAGTTCTCTGTAAGCCCTCAGAATGGTGTCATTGGTGCACATAACTTTGTATCAGGTTCGGGCGGCGTTGATATCCTCACAGATGAGACAGCACTAATCCCCATTATTAGAAGCATTGCGCCGGGCCCTGGTATCGCCGTTGCTGCGACAAACGGAGCGGTTAGAATATCTTCATCTGCGGTTCCAGGAAACAACATTGTTATTGTTAATTCGGCTGCAGATTTTCCGGCAGCGGTTGGCGGCGTTCGCACACTTGGCCCGGAACTCATCTATTTAATTTCGGGTGAGGTCGATATGGGGTCAGACCGTTTTATGGTGTTGAGCAATACGACAGTTAAAGGGAATTCAGCTTTCATTGATAAACTCACATCAGCCACGACAGGGGAGTTATTTTCATCGACTGAAGGCGCAACGATTGCGGTTAATAATCTTAAAATTAATTGTCCGAATGCGGGAATTATCAACCACACATCAATTACACCTAAGACAGGCGTCGTGTCGTTTGATCGGGTTATCGTGGAAGAATGCGACCATATAGGGGAATTTACAAATACGGGTGTTGTTACTTATACAACGCTTATTATTGAAAAAATCAATACGACAGGGGCCACCTTCGCCGGGTCATTGATCGCGTTTAATTTAGACACAATTCTAGTCCAAGAGTTTGTAGGAACCTTGATCGATTTTGGAACGTCAACGCTTGATGTTGTCGATGTAGAGAATGCAACTATCTTCAGTGATAACGGTGCAAATGTTATTGTTGATGGATTAGCCAACTCAGGAAATATAAATCTTGGAGGAAATGGGGCTTTAAGAGTCATTAATATTATTGGGGATTTCACTTCTACAGGTAATATTTTACCTTCAGATTTGCGGTGGAATTTTAGCCAAAACAATAAATTTCCTGATAGTGTTAATCGTGCTTATTTGTCTATGCCAAGCAATGCGGTAGTCACAGCGATTGCAGTAATTGACACGCCTGTTTTAGTCTCTGGTGTATGGACTGATGTTGCTGATTCTCGTTTTGTTAATACAACAGGCGGCCGCACGACCTATTTAGGAACAAGAGGCATCGCGGCAACGGTGGATTTAACATTTACGGCGACAAAACAAGGCGGCGGCACAGACTCATACAGAATACATATCGCAAAAAATGGCGTGCCGGATGTAAACGCTATAGCAGAATTTTCTTCTGATACTACCCGTAGCCCAAACCTAGCTATCGTTAGCTTAATTACTTTAGTGGAAAATGATTTTCTCGAAGTGTTTGTTGAGTGCACGACAAGCACAAGCGATATATTAATAACAGCAGCTAATTTTGTGGTATCTGAATAATGCCTCTTATCCCCCTTCCCCTCCCTGCTGGCTCTTATGTATCGCGGTCTTTGCCACAATCTAACCAGCAGTTAGTCAATTGGTACAGTCAACCGGCAGAGGGCGGCGGTCTGTCTGACTTTATGCTGATAGGTACGCCAGGCATTACGGAGGCGACAAATACGGGCGCAGTCCAGCAGATCAACCGGGGCGCATGGGTTAAGAACGGTATTGCATACGAGGTCAACGGGGACCAACTCTATCGCGTGAATGAGATAATTACGGCGGGCGTTTCAACCTATACCACAACCTCACTTGGAACTATTCCCGGCACTGGCCGCGTATCAATGGCGAACAACAAGACACAGTTGCTTATTCTTGTTCCCGGTGGCGATGGGTTTATCTTCAATGAGGACGCAGGCACACCCTTTGAACAGATTACAGACGTCAATTTTGATGCGAACGGCAACCCTCAACATGTTGTCTTTCTGGATAGCTTCTTCGTTCTGACCACAGACACGAATAAGATTATTATCTCTGCATTAAATGACGGGCTTACATATGACGCTCTAGACTTTGCGGAAGCGGAAGCAGATCCAGACGGTATCGTTGTTCCTATCGTCTACAGTAACCGGCTATACATTCTTGGACAGGAAACGATTGAAGCCTTTCAGAATATCGGCGGGGCTGGCTTCCCATTCCAGAGAGTACCCGGCTTCGTTCTCCCCACTGGATGCGATGCGGCGTTTTCAGCGATACAGGCAGGCGGGACATTCTGTTTTATTGGCGGCGGTGCAGATGAAAGCCCGTCAATCTTTGCCTTCACAGGAAACGGCGTCACACCGATTTCCACGGATGCTATTGATGATTTATTGCTGACATTCACAGAGACAGAGATTTCTCAATCATTTGCGGTGGCATACAGTCAAGCGGGCGCGAGGTTTGTTATATTCACGGTTAAAGACAAGACCTTTGGATATAACTTCAAGACAAAGACATGGCACGACAGAACATCACGGCGCACGTTTGAAGGTGATGTTTCAGATACACGTTGGCGCGTTAATTCACTGATTACAGCATACGGGAAAGTATTCGTTGGCGACTTCCAGGACGGGCGGATTGGTATTCTTGATTTGAATGTAAATGAAGAGTACGGCCAGAACATCATTGGGACTTTCTCAACACTACCCTTTGCCAATAACAGCAAACCTATTTTCGTACCTTCAATTGAGCTTACAATGGAGGCAGGCGTAGGCGATGCTGCAACCCCTAATCCAGTGGTTAGAATGTCACGCAGTAAAGACGGAAAGACTTTCAGTGATGAAATAAGCCGTGCAGTGGGTAAGGTTGGCGAGTTTATGCGCCGCACTATATGGCGGCGGAACGGTAGAGCGGCACGGTTCGAGGTGTTCACGTTTGAATACTCTGAAAAGACGAAACGGATTGTGATTAAGTTGGAGGCAAATATTACAGGATGATAGTTCCTCCCTCACCAGTCGTGCCCATTACCAACCCTAATGGAGATATGACGCAGGAAATGCAGACATGGACGGGGCTTGTCTCTAATCCAATTATCGTTGGCACGGGTTCCCCTGAAGGAGTTGTAAGCGCGACGCAGGCAACGGAATATATGGACGACGCGGGCACGGCGGGCGCGATCAAGTATATCAAGCGGGACGCTGATATTGGCGGTGATAAGAAACAAGGGTGGATCTTGGTGTGATTATCGCAGAGCGCACATTTGACACAAAGCTGATACGGTCGATTATGACCAATGATGCTATATGGAAAACTGTCTCTCAAGACGGGCAAAGCAAAGCTGATTATATCCCTTATGTTCAGGCTGACTGCTGGCTCAAAATGTTGTTTAATAATATCTGTGTTGGTGTGTTTGGGTTTGAGAGCGTGAACAAGATCACGATTCAAGTACACCCGGCTATCCTTGCAGAATATCGCGGTAAGATAGGCCATGAAGCCGGCATTGAACATTTAAGATGGATTTACGAGAATGAACCCACTTGCATGAAAATTGTTGCAACGATACCCGTGATTTACAAACATGTTAAACTTTATGCGAATATGCTAGGATACCGTGACGAAGGTATTAACCGGGCGAGCTACATGAAAAACGGACGAATCCACGACCAATGGATGCTTGGAATTACTAGAGAAGAGATTGCGAGGGTTATATCATGAGTTTTGTTTCTGATTTTTTGTTTGGAGGCGACGATACCAGCGCGCAAGACGCAACGCAGAGACTACAATCTGAGCAGCTACAGCTATTCAAAGAACAGGCAGAGCAAGCGCGAGGCGATGTTATCCCCCTCCTTGGCCAAGCTGATGTTGATAGGAATTTAGGTTTTGAAGCAGCACTAGGCTCATTGCAGGCAGGACAACCACAGTTCCAGAATGCAATTCTTGGTTTGCCTGCAAGTTTACCGCAAACACAGCTTCCGCAGTTCGGAGGGACGGCAGCGGTCTTCCCTGGACAGCAAGCCACCCCGCAGGATAACGTGTTAGCTGTTGATTCATTCCCCGGAAGATCAGAACCCATTCCCTCTGGATTATCCCTTGCTGATTTACAAAGGTCTGTATTCGCCGCGGATAAAGGCACAGAAGCGCGCAGAACAGCACAGCAACAAGTCAATCAATTTTTAGGGGGCGCACAGGAAACGCCCTTATCTCTTGCATTGCAGGAATTCCAAGGGCTTAGAAAAGGCTCATCAGCAAGAGGCAGAGCAAAACAGGAGGTTAAAGACCTTCTTGGGCAAGATAGCCTGCAATCTGCGCTTTCTAGTATTTTTAGCGGACAGTTTGGCGGTCAGTTTGGCGATGGTGGTTCCGATCCGTCGAGTCTTGACCAACCGTCACTCTCAACGCGTTCAGACGCGGAGTTATCCCTTGGCCTCAGTATAGCAAAGGGTCTTTCTAACGTTCCGACGTTTGGCATTATTTCGATGTTCTCTCAGGCGGCTATTAATAATGAAATTTCTAAAAGAGGGGGGATTTCAACGGGTGGCACAGGACCGGGAAGCGGATTTGGTGGTGGTGAGGACGAAGCAGGACAAGTAGATCAAGGATTGGCTTAAGGAAAAAACATGGTACATATTCCGGGGCATATCCCGCAAACAGGTTTAATCGGTTCAGAGCAAGCACTTCAAGGTGGGCTTGAAGGTGCTCTAGCCTCATTGCAAGGCGGTGTTAGCCAAGGGCGGCAGGATTTAGGCGGGTTCGCAAGGCAAGGCCAGCGGGCAGGCACATTGCAGGCGAGGCTTTCCGGTGCATCAGGCCCAGAACTTCAGCAACAGGCAATAAGCAATTTTGCCTCATCCCCGGGCCAGCAGTTCTTAAGAGATCAACAAGAGCAGGCATTGCTTCGAAATGCGGCCGCAACGGGCGGAACCCAGGGCGGGAATGTTTTAACCGCTCTGCAAGATCAAGCATTTGGACGGGCACAGACTGATTTTGGAAACCAGTTCAACAGACTTGGACAAGTGGCGGGGCGAGGCTTTCAGGCGCAAGGGCAGCGGGCAGGACTTGCAGCGCAAGGCGGACAGGCCGGGGCACAACTAGCCTTTGGTACAGGCCAGCAGCTTGCAGGCGGTCGCACACGCGCAGCCGAACAGATAGCCAGCAACCTTGGGGGCACGACAAGCGCCCTTGCAAATCTTCTTTCAGGCGCGGGGCAAGCATCGGCAGCGGGTAGTGGCAACCTTGCTCAAATCCTCGCGAATATTGCAGCGGGCCAAGGAAACCAGATTTCAGGGATTGGCGGAATTCCAGGCACACAACAGACGCAAGGAAATATTGGCGGTGTTGGGCAGCTTGCAGAAGGTTTTGGAACTCTTTTAAGTTTCTTCGGTTCTTAACCGGAATATGGTTAATTATGAAATGGTGATTTAAATGGCAACATTGCAGGAAATACTTTCAAACGTCAGCGTTGGCCTGCAAGGATTTGGCGCGGGTGTGAGGGGTGGCGGGCAACAGTTCTTGCAAAACAGGCAGACGCAGCTTACAAATCTTTCGAATGAGCGCAGGCAAGGCATGTTGATTGACAATAGGGGCGCGCTCACTCTCTTGCGCAAAGGTGACGTGCCACGTGCAACGCAGCTATTGCAAAACCGCGTTCAGGAGATACAACGATTAGGCGGCGATCCAACAGACACGCAAGGGCTACTCGATACAATCACCAGGGGAGATATTCAGGGCGCTATTGCGGATTCTGAAGTTCTTGATAATGCCGCTGTTCTTCGTGGGTTTTTACCCCAACCAACCGCCGCTGCAATCCCTAAAGTTATCAAGGTTGATAAAGGCGTTGCAGTGATGCAAGACCCAACAACTGGCGAGGTGACAACGCAGCGGTTGCAAGGGTTCGGCGGTCTATCTCAAACGAAAGATGTGCAACGGTCTGTTAATCTTCCGGGCGGCGTGGTTCAGCTTGTGTATGAAGACGGTACAATTGAGTTAGTAGAGCCAAGCGCGCAAGATAGGGCTACCATTGAGGCTGCAGAAGATCGCGGGACAAGTCTACAGCAGGCAAGGTCTGAAGGTCGCGCCATTGGTAAGGTTGCGGGCACCAAGACAGAACAGCGAGTGCAGACGGTTATCAATGAAGGCGTTGATGCAGTGCAAGGCATACCTATTTTACGTAGATCCTTGCAATTACTTGAACGTATTGAGACGGGCGGCATTGACGCAGCCAGATTGAGAGCAAAACAGTTATTCGGCGTTGAAGGCGCTGATGAGGGAGAGCTATCAGCCAACCTTGGCCGTACAGTACTTGGACAATTGAGGGCAACATTTGGTGCGGCATTTACTGAAAAGGAAGGCGCGAGATTGGAGCGTATGTCTGCAGGCTTTGGCAAGTCACAAGCAGCCAATAAACGTATCTTGCGGCAGTCCCTCAAGATTGCGACGGATGCCGCAAACCGGGCACTGGCCGCGGCAAGAGAGCGCGGCGATACCGCGGCAGAGAATGACTTGCTTGATTTCCTTGATGGCAAGTTTGACTTAACAGACGAATCTCTTGCAGGCATCTTTACGCCAGGAGGAACACAGACAACCCCTCAAGATATTTCCAGCATGACAACTGAACAACTTGACGCAGAAATTGCACGTCAGGAAGCAGAGCGCGGGCGGCTGCAATCTCAAATAACGGCGGGTGGTGGCTAATGGCAACACTTGATGAATTAAAGCGCGAAAAACTTCGCCGTTTGATTGAAGGAAATCAACAGTTAGCAGCAGGCGCGCCGACACCACAGGCAGCGCCGGAAATACCAACCATAGTTGAAGGTCAAGTCCTTGATTTTGGCGATGGCCCTGTTCAAATGCGCCAAGGTCAATTGGTTCCTATTCCTCGAAGTGAGGCAGACGCGATACTGGCACAACAAGCACAGCCAACAGCGCAAGAAGTTACAGGGCAGACACTTGAAAGCCTTGGCCTTGATCTAACACTAGAACGACCCCCATTCTCTCCGATTGCCAGAGATCCAGCAACAGGCAAAGGTGAGCTTGCTATTCCTGGGATTGCTGTTGAAGCATTACGGGCAGCACTCACACCAGGGGCAGCGGCGCAAGGTGCAAGAGTGAGCGCGCAGGATGTATTGAATACCGCCTTAACTGGTGGCCCCGGCGCTATTCGCGGCGCTGTCAGGGGTACAGCAAGAACGGTTGACCCTTTGGCACGTGAAGTCGTGGAGGCAGGAAGAGAATTAAACGTTCCTGTTATGACAACGGACGTCTTGCCGCCTCAAGGTGTTATTGGTGGGCTTGCAAGACAGACAGGTGAGCGCATACCGTTCGCAGGAACAACAGGGCCACGCATTGCACAGCAACGAGCAAGGGAGCAGGCTGTTGAAAACTTCGCGGCAGAATTCCCGCCAATTAGTGAAAGTGATATTATTGGAAGCCTGAAGGCACAGAAAAAAGCCATATCGGGAAAAGCCGGGGATGTTATAGAAAGAACGAAGACAAATCTTTCTAATGTTGACAGTGTTGATATTACGGACGTGAATAAAACGATTGATGATTTGATTGAAGACCTTTCAACCCCCGGACGGATACAAGATCCAGTTGCTATTGAACGTTTGAATGCAGTGAAAGAATCGCTGAATGCAGGGCCGCAACCTTTTGATATTTTACGGGACAACAGAACGACAATCAGAGAGACGCTTGAACAGATCGACCCCACAGGACGAAGCCAGCTAACAAGCCGTGCCAAGTCACAGTTTCAAAAGGTGTATAATTCAATTACGCGAACACTTGACGCAGAGGTACAAGAGAACCTTGGCGAGACAGCCTTGCGCCAATATAAACAGGCGGACGGTGTGTTTTTCAGGCAGGCGAACGATTTACGAAAAACACGGCTGAAAACTGTTCTTGATAAGGGTGATTTGACACCTGAAACAGTCAACAACCTGATTTTCTCAACGAAGCCTTCAGAGGTTAAACTTTTGTTTAAGAGCCTGAATACTGAAGGACGTAAAAACGTGCGCGGTGCATTGATTTCAAGGGCTGTGGAAAAGGCAACAAAAGATAATGATGTTCTCGACCCTAGTAAGTTTGCAAAAGAGTTGAACAAGATCAAGACAGGAACGGACGTATTTTTCCGGGGCGACGACGCAAAGAGATTGCGCGGGCTTAAGGTGCTTATGCAGGCCACCAGACAGGCAAAGGATGCGGCGGTTGTCACAGCCACAGGTCAAAGCCTTTTACCTGCGGTTGGCGTTGGCGCGGGTGCTTTGGTCGGGTTCTGGCCTGCAATAGCGGGCATGGCAACAGCGGGCGGCGCTGCACGTCTTTATGAAAGTCAGGCAGTGAGAAATATGCTTATTAATTTAGGTACGAGCGGGCAGAAGAATGCAGGGCGCATTATTGCAAAGCATTCCGGCGCAATAGCGGATACAATACGCAGGCTATCAGGTCCAGCACTTACAGCAGAGGGTGAATAAATGGCACGCGCAGGCAATCCAGTACCACAGATTTCAGACGATGCGGGCAAGCCGTTTGTCGATGCTGAGTTAAGCACATTTGAAAGCGACACAAGCACAAGAAAAGATACGTTTTCAGATGTAAACGAAACTATTAAAAACGATAACCCAATTTTAATTGGCGGCGGTGGGCGCTGGCCTAATATCTTCTTTACAGGTATTGCAAAGCAAGTAATGAATGCAACGGTAAAGGGTGTGCCGGGCGTTCAAATATGGGAGCGCGATCCTGTAGGCGGTACAAATCCAAACGATAGCATATCAAACTGGTCTGCTCTGATTATCTACAACATCAATGATTTGGTTCAGGGTTCAAATACGCTGTTTTATAAGAGCATCACAAACGGCAACATCAACAACGACCCAACCCAAAGCCCCGAATTCTGGGAAGAGTTCAAACTTATTACGGTTTGGAATCCTAATGTTGATTATGCGTTATCAGCAATCGTTATTGGTTCTGATGGATTACAGTATCGGTCGCTGATTAGCAATAATTCAAACAACGACCCAACAGTGAGCCCTTCTGAATGGGGGCCAACAACAGCCCCGATTGGTACGGATGACATTCAAGGCGGCGCGGTCACATACCCCAAACTTGGGGCAGACGTAACAACAGTAATTGAAGACGAACCCAACGGCATTATTAACGGTGCTTTTGACAGGTGGGAAAGAGCAACAACGCAATCTACAAGCGGGTACGGCTCTGCTGATAGGTGGGACTTCTCGTTCAGGACAAGTGACGGCGGCGTGGGGTCGGTAACCCGTACTGCTCACAGCGTTGGAGCAATGGAAACATCAGACAGCGAATTCTTTGCTGCATTCGACCAGACAACAGCCCCGGCAACAAATATACCAAATATGGAACAGCTCATAGAGGACGTTTGGACGTATAGCGACGAAGTTGTAACCGTTTCTTTCAGGGCAAAACTCACATCAGGAACTTCTGATATCGTTCCCGTTCTTACTCAAAAATTCGGCTCTGGTGGGTCTTCTGATGTTGTGAATACAGGCACAGCGATAACCCTGACAGGCGCGTTTGCTGATTTTTCCCAAACATTCACCCTTGCCAGTATATTAGGTAAGACGGTAGGGGCCGGGTCTTCTTTGGGCTTGATGCTTAACTTTGACGTTGATGTTTTCAGGGTTGATGTCTCTCAAGTTCAGATACAGCGCGGCAGTGTTGCAACTAAGTTCTCCAGAGCCGGTGGGACAAAAGGCGGGGACGGTGAGCTTGCTAAACGCTATTATATGGAATTAAACAATATTGGTGTGGTTACGTCTGATGCTGATGGCAGGTTTGCCAACAACATTCCTTTTCCTGTGACTATGAGAACAACACCCTCTATAACCGTTGTTTTAAATGGTGGTGTTGGTGGCGATTTTGGGCAAGCTGATCCAAATTCATGCAGGCAAACAGCCGTCAATTCTACATTTGACGATAGCACAATCAAATTAGACGCGGAGTTAAGTTAATGGGGATATCAAGCGCGGCGTATACTGAAACCGGCGATATCAAAGTAGCGTTTGATAATGGCACAAGCGCCACTGTCCCAGCAGAGGACGGAAACAGGCACTACAAGATGGTTCTTGAATGGGGGGGCACTATCGCAGCATACGCAGCCCCGCCACCTCAGACAGATGAAGAAGCATTCCAGGAGCTTATGAAAAACAAACACTTGAAAGCGTTATTCGTAGCTATTGGAAAGAGAGCAGGATTCACAGGAATTCCTCAGATAATCACAGCATATAAGGCAGAACTATAATGTCAGGTAGAAACCCACGGAAATTAAACCGCAAAAAGACATCAAATAAAACATCGAGTAAAAAATTATCGTCCCACAATCGCAACACAAAGAAGCGGACCAAAAAGGCTTAATCCAATGGATATTTATATAATTTTTGATGCCGTTGCCGTTATTCTAGCAGGTCTAATCTTCTGGAAAGCTAAAACAAAGGAAAGCCTGCTTCTTTTTTGTTTCTTTGTATTAGCCGCTTCGATTTACTCTTTTATTTATTTAATCGCAGGGGAATTCAGCGCGGATCTTTCAGGGCTTTGGGTTAAATTATTTATAGGAATGTCTGTTGTTTTCGGCTTGATGAGCAAAAGCCATCCCATTGTACTCGGCTATGCTGCCTATGTAATTGTTGTTAGTATGAATTCAGTAGCTCCACTAGAATATTATTCACAAATGATATATTCTATATATGCACTTCAATTATTAGTGGTGTTCTATGATAGAAATCATACTTTTGGGGGCCATAGGAATCGCGTTCCTAGTGTATCACATGGTAGAGTTGACAGTTGAGCGTGAGGATACGGACGATGATTGAACTAGAATATTTAAGAGATTGGGTTTATGGCCCTGTCCTCGCGGTCATCACTCTGCTGGCATCTTTCATTTGGCACAAAATAGCCAAGGATCGAAAAGAGGTAAGAGAAGAAATTAAAACCATTCGTGAAGACCATTCATTAACAAAAAAGAATGTTGCCGAACTAAAGGTTTGCATTGGAAGAATGGATGAACGTCTGAAGGCATCAGAGAAATGAGTGACTGGAACCCTGAAACAACGCCGAATTTCAAAATTTCAGAACTAGCTTGTAGATGCGGTAAGTGTGGCGCTCAATGCCAGATGAAACAGAGCCACATGGAAAAGCTGCAAGCTATGCGGGACATATTAGGCCGCGTGGATGCCGCTTCCGGTTATAGATGCCCACAACATCCAGAAGAACAGAAAAAAGCCACCCCAGGCGCTCACGCTCAAGGCACGGCCACAGATATCAAGGTATCTAACTCGGCTCACAGATATCAAGTAATAGATGCGGCGTATGCGGTCGGTATGGTTGGAATTTGCGTTTATGACACTTTCATTCACGTAGACTCAGGGCATGAGACAATGCCAAGACCAGCGATGTGGGTTAAATCATGAAATACATTCTCATACTCTCAATGTTCGCTCTTGTTGGATGCAGTACAGCGCAAACCGTAGGCGATATAAAGCGTATACCGGACAGGATAGAGAACGTCATCAACATCATACAAGATCTTGAGCTTGACGGCCTTGAACTTTTCATACGAAAAGCACGTGAACGCTTGGCAGAGAAAGAAGCTGCGGTTGAATTGAATTATGTCAGAGATAAGGCACAGATTAAACGGGGCTGGCAGATATTGGGCGGGAAATAATCCCCCCTCGGACGTGAGGCGAACCGAGAGGGGAATCAATGGGAGCCTTAAGGAGGGCGGCTCTAAGGCGGGGAAAGAATGAATAACACCGCCAACCATTAATGGAATAATATTTAATATACTCGATGTTGTCAATCTTATCCATTCTTCCATTCCCAATAACGACTTCTGGCTATTTCCTTTACCTGATCGATAGACCAGCCTTTATACTTCATCCAGAACGCCACCTGATTATCACCTTCCTCTGCGTGATGCTTTCTACACAATGGCATTATTAAATCATCTGGCGGCTTAAGTCCCATTCCTCCTGACGAGCCGTGACGTATATGTGCCCCAACCGTTGTCTCTGTGGTCTGGCATACCTCGCAGGGTTTGCCCTTATGATCCTTTCTCCATAGCTTATCGATAAGCCGTTTTATCTTACCGAAAGGGAGCATTGAGGTATCCATCATTCTTTCCTCATATCATTTAAAATCCTCTAGTTTTTCGTATACGTCACCCCAATAATTACGCCCTTTTGATGTCTGACTCCATTTAAAAGACATCATCAGCATGTCATGCATCGAACAGTTTTTTTCTTGCTCTTTGTTTGACTGAATAGGCTTAAGGTTTTTAATTACATCATCCCAATATTCGCGGTCTTCTGGTATCTGGTTAATACCGTCAATTAATTGTTTAATCATCATTCTTTCCTATAAATTGGGTGGGGCGAATCATGTCCCCACCCGTTAATATTTTAAAGAAACTCTCGAAAGCCTCCGATGAAAATCCGCCTTGCCACGCCGGGCCGTGACTTTCGGCTGTAAAATTACCCGGTCATAAACTCTTCTAATTCTCTCACCAGATCAGCCTTACTCACGCCTGGTATGATTTCTTTCACTATAAAATCCAAAGTCCTGTTATAGACTTCATCGAATTTCGTTTGATCCATATTCGCAAAACTTACAGATGTTTCTTTAATCCTAACGCTGCCATCCCAAGAATTTATTCTTTTGCAATATCCTAGGGCCACCATTATATCCCCTCGCATGTCATCACGATCCGTATAATGTGACTGCGCCTCGAATACTAAACCAATAAGCTTAAAGTATTTCTTATGGTGCTTGATGTTCCGAGGCATGGTCAGGACGGCCTTAACCTCCTTGCCGGCCATTCCCCTGACGATTTCCTCAGAAGACACGTCAACGGCCCTTAAAACGCCCAGCTTGTTTGCTTTCAGATAAACGGTTTCAGCCATTATCATCACCTGGAAACGTACCGCCGAATCTGTCTTTCAAATCAGATAGTATTTTTTGATCATTCTCATGGAAGCCGGTTATATGCTGTATGTTGTCGTTGTATATTTGTGCGGCGTCTTCTGAATTAACGGCGTTTTCCAGAGCATGGCCTATCCTGTTGTAATGCTTTTCAGCATCAGAGATTTCTTGTTTGACAGGCTCCTTCTTTTGTGCCGCGTTGTTATCGTCTGCCGTGTCCTCGTTGTCCTTCTCGCCAGTCTCAAGAGCGAAGGTCTTCAGGTAAATCATCTTACAGGCATAACTAACGGCCTTGCCTGGTCCCAGGTCATTCTTATCAATCCCATAACCAAAACCATTAACAGTTATTTTGTCTTCTGGATTATCGATATTCACGAAATCAATTGAAACATCAACATGAGTTAATATTGCGACGCCGTTCTTTTCCTGCTTATCACATTTTGAATGCTCTTTTACTGTAGGAATAGCAATAACTTCATGCTTAACAAGTTGCTCGCGAACTAGCCGTGTAACATCGTCGTGACTGACAAATTTGTACTTCTGGAAAGTATTTGTTCCGCCCTTCTTCACATACGAAATGTCTTTCATAATCGCGTGTATGCGCTGGTGGATATTCATTTTCTTGTCAGTCATTCTTTATTTCCTCAATTTTCTCATACAGTGGACACAGCCCCCCGTTTACATTTCTACAATATAGAAACGGCTCGGCATTGTCCCACATATCTTTGGTTATAAATCCAAATCCATCAACACGTTTATGCATCCTGCAAAGCCAGTATCTCTGGTGTTTTGACGTCTTATCGCAATGCTTGCAATCTTCACAAAATGTGTGTGTCATATCGATAAATACAATATACCGAAGAACGCGGCAAAACTCACAAGCACAACGATTGTCGTTGTATGCCCTGTTTTCTCTTTATAATCCGTGCATGTGTTTTCGTTTCTCACAACATCACAGAAATCCATTTTCGTAACCCCCGTCAAATCAACATATTCTGTTAGCCCGCATTGAAACCCGATTGTTCCACTTCTTGAATGCTTACATTCCCTGCAGTAGTGTATTTCCATGTTATCATTCCTTTCAATGTGTGGCGTCCTGAGATTTGCTTTCCATGATTACAGGGCCAAGCTTTTAAAGCGCACAGAATTTCATTGTCTTGGTATTCTGTTTGCTCATCTCAGGTTAAGGACCGCCACGAATCCTTTCAAGGAGGGGTCCGTTAAGACCGTGGCCCCAACCAAATTACGGCTGTTACTGTGGTTCGGTTAATCTTTCATAAGGTAATGAATTATTCCGTCCATTAGATCAGGATCGCCCATGAAAATTATGGGGCATACAATAGTCAAAGAAATAAACCATATCCAAAAACCTATTACGTCAGATGCTTTCATCACAACCCCGCCATATAGTTAAGCAACGCCACAACAACAGAACCAATCACAATCCATGTTGCTATCTCGCCCCATTGTTGGGCCTTTAATCTGTTCAGGTGTTTCATTCTTTCACTCCGATCTTGGTGTACACATATTTACCACAAACACTTATTTGCACATCAGTAATCACATACCCCAGCATTCCTGCGTAACCTCTATTAATTTCCCAATCAGTTTCATGCATTTTATAGCCCTGCTTGGTCAAATCACGTTTCTGACGCCTAAAGGCCAAAGTTTCTTTTGTGAAACTGGTAACGATCATTCTTTCCTCCTAAGATACTTTGCCTCTTACCGGCGTCGGTATTCCCATCCAACTCTCACCAGACGCCATGACGCACGTTCGTCCGCCTGGATGTGTTAAAACAATTGTCCACGTAATCCCATCGGGGCTGGTAAATACCTCTAAAACACTTCCATTCGCAGCCAATCCAGCAGCAACAGGAACCTCGTCATATTTACCGTTTAAATGCTTGATTAGATCTCCTCTGTTGAAGCAAGCGTTCTGTGCAAATGCACCTGTTGAAATTACCGTAAATACTACGGATATCGAAATGAGCTTTTTCATTCTTTCTTCCTCCGTTTGGTTTCTAGTAAGACGCACCCCTTAAGATGCGCCTAGATTGAAACCATTACAGCCTCTTAATCATTTTAATCTCCTGCGTTAGGGTTTCTCCTACTCTCCGGTATATCTCTGTCTTGTGAGAATTAACAATACCACAACATTTCCTCTTGTCAATAACTTTTTATTGTGTATAATAAATAATTATCAATAAGGAAATATATATGATTAACTTTCTAAAACTACCGACTACCTGGAAATGGCGCATTCAAAAGGCGGAGCTTTCTATAAGCGATGTTGCTGACAAGATGGATATGAAATTCAGCAATCTTTCTGCTCTTATAAATTCGCGCCGTATCCCGAGTGTGAATAACATGCAGGCAATAGAGACACTTCTTGCCGAGCATGGACAGGCATTCAAGGTGGAGTATATCGAAGATGAAACGTCCTAAATACCGTAACAAGAAAACCGTTGTTGATGGCATGACGTTCGACAGCAAGAAAGAGGCTCAGCGGTACCAGGATTTAAAACTCTTGCAACTTGGTAATGACATATCAGATTTGAAGATCCAGCCAGAGTTTAAACTGCATGTTAATGGCTTCCTTGTATGCAAATACAGAGCAGACTTTTCATACACAGAGCGCGGCGAATATATCGTTGAGGATGTGAAGTCAGAGATAACCCGCAAGAACAGGGCATACAGAATCAAGCTCAAGCTCATGAAAGCGGTTCATGGGATAGATATTAAGGAGACATAAGAATGAGTGAACAGGAATATTGGTACAGATATGAAGTATATTACAACGATATATTGTTGAATAAATACAGAGTCGCAAGGCATACAAAATGCGGTGTATGGCTGGCCCGAAGGCATAATACAGAAAAGTTTGTGCTGAACGAAGCGCGGAAGAGGTGGGCATATCCTAGCATAGAAGGCGCAAGAATAAACTTTATAAAGCGCCGTCAGTATTATTTAGCCATATTAAAAGGGCAGCACGATAAGGCTGTAGAGCTTCTTGATTTCATTGGTAATGATGGAGAAAACCTTCCGAAAATGACAAGTAAATACGTTCGATTCAGAACTCCTGATGTTGCATATCCGGGGTTTGATTAATCTTTGACAAAGCAAAAGGAGTGAAAGAATGGAATTCAGAGGATTAAATCAATCAATGATAGCAATCGCAAAGGATAGTTATTGTGTAAAAGGTCTAACCAACAAAGAGATAGCTGGTAAGTTTGATTTCAAAGAAGATGTTATCAGGGGTTTAGCTAAATATTTAGGGTGGGTCAGGCCGGGTTGGTACGATAAAGAAGTTATTCGTATTGCAAAAATGACCAAAGCCATGCGCGAAAAAGGAGGGTTTGTCGTTGATAAGGCGGTAGAGAAAGACAGCAAAACATGGCCCGAAGATGCAAGGTTTGATAGGCCAGGAATGAACTATACTTTCAAGAGATATTTTTGAGGAGAGAAAGAATGATGGGTAAAAGAATGAAAGGCAGAGGTAAGTATCTTAGTTTAGGGAATGGGAGCTTTACTGTTTTAAAAGACGTGGACGCGATTGTAATTATCCAAACACAGGAGCATCTATCCAGGGAAATAACTATAGCAGATAATGCGTTTAAAGCGCTTATGGAATTCTTGAATGAGGAGACAGAAGAATGAACATCGCAGAAACAGAACAGAAGATCGAGGAACTAACCAAACGAATCACAAAGGCTCGTAAAGACCATAAGACAAGCTCAAAAATGGTTGCTGAGCAGAAAAGACTTCGTAACACTATTCTTGCGCATGGCAAAATTAAAGACTTCGCCAACAAAGAGAAGGCAAAGAAAGAAGCCGTGCAACAGCGTGTTGACGCTACCAACGCAGCACAATTCGACACATACCGCCCGCTAGGACTGACAGAGCAGCCAACACATGAAGAAATACGGCGAGACAGGGACGCACAGAGAGATACAAACCACGCCGTGACAAACGCAATGGATAATATGTTTGTGTCAACCAGTGAAGCCGCCGACCTTTCAGATCCTAATGTCCGCCGCAAGTTTTCCGGGCTTCCACCAACACTGTGGCAAAGAGTAAAGAGTTTCTTTGCAAGATGGTTTTAGGAGGAAAGAATGATACCTTTCAACAGTCACATAACTAAAGACGATATACAAAAAATAAATAATTTCTTGGAAAACGCGACAGATGATTCTGGATTAGTTCACGATAAAGCCACGTTACCTATCAAAACTTTGGGCTCATATCATATCGTAGTGAATGTTTTTCATGTGGATTCATACAATTCTGTAGGCGTGAATTATATTGAAGAAGATCAAAAGAAAGCGGAACGTGAGATCAGCAAGACTTATTGGCAAAGCGTAGAGGATAAAGAGGCAATAGAGAGAGATGGATATATCATATTAGAGGGAAATATTGACAAAACAACAGAACAAGAGTAACTTTTTTGTGTGGTGAAAAATGCATACGTTTAGCGGCGTATGTTGGTTTTGCATTCCGACCCGCCACCACTTCTTTCTGGAATGCCTATATGGAATGCGCGATGAAATCACCAAGCCATAAAACCGTATACACCAGCACGCAGGCTTTCCTATGAGCGGGTGGTTAAAGCTTCACAGAGCCTTCTCTGAATGGGAATGGGCAGATGAGCCTAATATGGTGGCACTGTTCATTCACCTCCTGCTAACAGCCAATTTTGAGGATAAAAACTGGAAAGGTATCCCTGTCAAAAAGGGCCAGTTAATTGCAGGCAGAAAGAAGATGGCGGAAACAACGGGTATTTCAGAGCAAGGCATAAGAACCTGTCTCGAGCGTTTGAAATCAACCAAAGAAGTAACCATATCTTCAGTGTCAAAATATTCAATAATAACAATAACTAACTGGGAAAAATATCAGGACACCAACCAGATATCCAACCACGAAGTAACCAACAATCAACCAGCAACTAACCAGCAACTAACCACACCTAAAGAACTTAAGAAGGAAATAAGTAAAGAAAAGAAAGAAGATATCTTGTCATTTTCCAATGACGTGAAAGAGGCATTCAACAAATATAATATTCTTGCCGAGAAAATAGGATTGCCGAAAGCTCAAGCGTTGACGAAAGCCAGAGCAGGGAAGATAGGCCAGAGATTAAAATCATGCAACGGGTTGGACGGCTGGAAATATGCACTAGAGCAATTAGAGAGCTCACCACATTGCCGAGGGGATAACGATAGAGGATGGAGAGCGGACATTGATTTTGTATGCCAAGAAAAAAGCTTCACGAAATTAATGGAGGGGTCCTATGCATCCAAGAAACCAAACGGAAGTACTCAGGAAAACATATTTGACGAATTGAGGCAAAACCTATGAGCAATTTACCCGTATTATTTTCACAAGAAAAAATGCCAGTCACAGCGGCATTCAAAAGCGAGTTGATGCGCGGCGGTTTTCAGGTCGAATACGATCAGAAGTTAATCCCCGTTGATTCCTTGAATGCAATTATAGCAGAGGCGGACCAATACCTGAAGCCCGCGGCAAAAGAAACGGTTTTGAATTGGGCCGAAATGCTGGTGGGGTCGTATCCATCAAACCAGGTGAAGGAACCAAAGATTTATATCCGGTCGCTGATATTCGATATGCAGGACTTCCCGGAAGATATAATTGAAATCGCGGTTCACAAGATCCGCCGTGAATGCAAGTGGATACCCTCTTGCGCCGAGGTATACCAGAAGTGCAATGAAATGTTTGTTGCGCGGTCAGCGGTGAAGAGCAGAGCGTTAAACCAACTGAAGGAATGGGATAGGAGAGAGAAATGAGCATGAGGGAAAGGCTTTACGAAATTCAGTGCAAATATATTCGTCAGGGTTATGACGGATCGTGTATCTGCAAGGAAGACAAAGGCATTATTGACAATAAGGATTACGGGGAAGGGACCCGCATGTGTCGGCTTCTTTGCGTTGAGTCTGTTAACGCAATTCTGGACGCCATGATGGTGCCAACACCGGAGATGCTGGAAAATGTCGGCTGTATGAACAATTTCGAAGACGAAGGCTACGAAACAGCCGACGCAGACCATACCGAATGGTGGCAAGCAATGCTCACAGCAGCAAAGGAAGAATGAAATGAGGAAAATATATAGCTTCGATGATTTCGATAACTTGAACGCGCTAACCGTCGAGAAAATAAAAAACACGATAGAGATAAGCTTCAAACCAGAGAGATTATCCTTGAATGAGGACGAAGCCAGAAGCATGACATACGCATTAATGGAAATACTGGAGATATCCACAAAGAACGACGACCCATGCCTTGCCTGCACAGAGAGAGCAGAGGCAGAATACCAGGCGGAAGAAGGAAAACATTTGAGATAAACAATGAATGAATAAACTTATTGACACGCAGTAATAATTAATTATACTAAGGCATACAAAGAATGAAGGAATGAAACGATGGAACCTTATATAATTGCTGCTGCCACCCTTATTATTGTTGCGGGGATTTTGGTGCTGATTTTTATAGCTTTTTACGACCATGAAAAAGAAAACGCACTGCTTAAATTTTGTCTGTTCTGGGTTTGTGTTGGGTCCTTATGCGCCCTACCAATAATACCTTTCATGTGGGTAGGGACGCAATAAAGGAATGAAGCCATGATTTATGTTTTAATAATTATGATATTTAGTGCCAATAACGAACCTATCATAGTTCACACTCAAGAATTTAACTCTAAGACAACTTGTGAAGTTTCATCCAGTATTGTCATGAACGAATTAACTTCTAGGCGCTATAGAAATAGAAGATGGAACCACTTTTTTGAATGTGTGAAAAAATGAAGGAATGAAATCATGTTAGTTTCAGATAATCAAAGAATATACATTGAATGGGACGACGGAGGGACACCTTACTCGCCAGAGTTCGTTCAGAAGCCCTACGAGGACGCTGGGGAGCTTATCGACGATATCCCGGACGAAGCTGCCAGAATATACATTCTTACGGCTGACAGGGAGGTTATGGAGGACATTACAGAAAAGGTTGCAGAGGCTTGGGTTGATGAAATGCACGAAAGCCAAATACTGAATTTCTCCATGGAAAAGCCGTTGTATGTTGATAATTCGGATTACCTGCGGGATTACGCGCATGATTTCAAAGATGATTATTGAGGATGGAATGATGAGTGAGGCAACAATAGAGCGCCCTTTAAAAGTTGGTCTGATGATTGATGATACTATGCATTCTGTAGAAATGGAGTCTAATACAAATGATATTTATGTTTATGAGGGTAAACATATAGTGCAACACTTCAATGACAAAGCGGAATTCGCGGAGTTTTATAAACTCATCTGCATAGCCAGGGAAGAAATGGAGAAAGAATGATGGGGTACGGAATATACATAATAGCATTCGCGGCATGGATTACACATATCGTCGTTGCAATACAGACAGGCTCATGGATGTTTATGATTGCCGGCGCGTTGGTGGCCCCCGTAGCGATTGCGCACGGTGTGTCTGTATGGTTTGGCTTTGCGTGGGTGTAGGCAAATGAACATCACAGTAACAGAAGAAGAAGCCCAGGTAACCGCTACTTACATGGACGCATTACAGCTATCAAATCGTGCGCTGGCGAAGGCTTTGGAAGTGGCTGAACGGGATTTCGATCGAATTTACACAAGGATTGAAAGCAGTGACCCTTTGCATGAAGCAAGCGACCACTGCAAGAACGCAAGACAGGATGTTAGAGCAGCACTTAAAGAAAGAATGATCCATGACACATGAATTCAAACCGGACACTTGGATAGAATATGACGATGTTGTCACAACTTACGGCCACATCAATACACTTCATCCAAGAGATTCACCGCCTTTTTTTACGTGGCTCACACTCCGCCCCGGTGACTACTGCAAGACTGAGGGTATGACGGAAGAAGATCATAAGATATTGCTCGGCCACAATCTTTTAGGACATATCGGCAAGCAATCATTCGGTTCTATGATGATTTACGACTATCTTGTATTTACTGGAAGTGTATTCGGAGGAATTTCTAAATCAGTATTTACGGGAGAAAAGCGAGAATTAACAATAGAGCAGATCCTATCAACACTGCCTGAAGAGGAAGAGAAAACCTTACAAAGCGTGTTGGGTGATGCAATTAAAAAATCACAAGAACAAAAAGCGGCGGTAACAAAGCTTTTGAATGAGCCCAAAGCACAAGAGATAGACTGGTCAAAGCCCATACAGACGAGGGACGGAGAAAAGGCGCGATTGTTGGCGGATAATTTAAAGGGTGAAAATTCGTATTCTGTGGCGATTGATTGGGGCGATATTGAAGAAGCCAAGGCATATCATTCAAACGGAAGATTGTGGAAAAGCGGTGTGATAACTGGACTTGACCTAATCAACATCCCTGAAGAGCATAAGCTTGAAGTCTACGTTTATCACCAAAACGGTGAAGTGCGGTGTGAAGAGGCGCGCGAGTTCGGGGCGACAACACCCTCAGGGATTGTTGCGAAGCTCAACATCACATACATACACGGACAAGGACTGGACGATGAGTGAAGATGTCCTAAAACAAGAATATATTGTAACAAACCCGCACACTAAGGATGCAACGTTAGATTCAATAAGTTCTGAACTTTCCAGCAAAATTTTTGCTGACCTTATAAATGCGGAAAAATATGGAATAAAAATCGTTGTGACGATGCAAACTATTGAGGGTCCAGCCGATGAGTGAAACAACAGAGCTTAAGCCGTGCCCTTTCTGTGGTGGAAAAGCGGAGCTTAACGTTAGAGGGTACAGTGTCGCCGCCTATTGCATGAAATGTCAAACTGACGGCCCGTTTTGCTATAGGGAAAAAAGGGACAGAGCGATTGAATTATGGAACACCCGCCCCATAGAAACAGCCCTTCAGGAAGAGAACGCAACACTGCGGGAGCCAACGCCGGGAATGCTACAAGAGTTTAGCTTGGAGTTTGATGATAGTGCGAGCGATTCTTTAGAATTTGCATCCGAACTGTGGAAAGTAATGGTTAAAATAGCACTAAAGGAGGAAGGATCGTGAGTGAAAATACCATAGAAGGTAATATGATCATTAAGGACGGTAAGTTAGTACCGGCAGCAAACACCACGCCAAGATTATACGGGAAGGAATGGGCGGAAAGCGGTGACTGCTGGTGTATGGGGCCACAGACAGGAGAAACATTGTGCCCTTGTGACCTAAAGAAAGCAGCAAAGGAAAAGTGATGTTTGAACTAAACGCGCCATTCTATTCCATCGTTGCAGTAACGTTTATTGTTGGGTGTGTATTTGTATATCACGTTATTTGTCTGCGGTGGCCAAAAGAACGCCACATTGAAGACCGGCGGACATTAGGGCCAGGGCCTTTAGATTTGGAACGGGAAGCACGAAGGAACGAACATAATGATTAAATGGCTCATAAACTATTTCAAAAAACTCAAAGTAACATATGTCTGTGATTGGTCTTCAGATTGTATACGTATACTGCCAAACGAGGTTATCATAAACACAAAATGGATGACGGAAAAAGGGATAGTGAAAAAGAATTGGCGTGGTCATACAATTGTACGTAATTTTAAATTCGGTGGAGACCCCACACTTTGCTCCGATCCCGGCCTTCACGTAGATTATTTTCAAATGTATTAAGGAGGCAGAGAATGCCAGAAGAAAAGAATGAACAGGTCGAGCGCGTCGCAAGGGCCTTGTGCGCAACGGGACCAATGGACCCCGACGAAATAGGCGCAAATGACGGGCCAAATTGGGGGCGATACGTAGAGCAAGCCAAAGCCGCCATAGCAGCCGCACAAGCGTGGCAACCAATAGAGACAGCGCCGAAGGATGGTATTGCTTTTTTGGGTTATCAAAGAATGACAAAGGATCTGTGGGTTATAACGCCAATGTATTATAATGATGGTGTTTTTAAAATGGTGGAATTCAACGAAAGTAATTTTGAAAACGAATACTTCCCAACCCACTGGACGAACATCCCAACACCACCAGCAGCACAAGAGGGGGAGTAATGGAAACCCTTGAAAGAGACACAGAGATAGCCATTAAGCAGATGATAACAACGGGAGTTGTTCGTATAACGGCAAGAACACAGACAGGTAATATACTGTTTGATGTTATAGAGCCAAACGATTACTGTGTTGTAAATGTGGAGGATGAGGAATGACACAAACACTTGAATACATGATCGACGTCATGACCCGCGCACAGGCTGGCGAACAGGTGCAGCAGAGAACTATGAATATAAATGGCACAATTTTTGAGGATGATAATAAACCTTCATGGAATTGGATGTATAATATATACCGCATCAAGCCAAGAGAGCCGCGTGTGATTTATATGACTGCATCAGAAATTGATAAGTTTGCTGGAGATACAGCCGCAGAAACCACTGACGATGTATTCGAATTCATGGAGGTGATTGATGATGATTGACCTAATTGACCTAATTATAAGACTCATTGCACAGGTGATATAATGCCCTTATCACATCAATTCTGTATATGGATGTTAGTGGGCGGCTTTATCTTTGATTATGTAATATAGAGGAACGAAAGAATGAGCATGGAACTAAAAGATTTATGGATTGTCGATGTTAAAGGTGAGGCTGAAACAGGAAGTTGGGAGATTTCTGTTATCCGAAGCACTAACATACATGGGCAGGAAAGCTATGGGTGGATTGACTCTACTAAACTCCTTATTGGGAGCAGCGGCGGCCCCAGACACAACACGGTTATTAAAATAGTATGGGACGGTCTTATCAAGTTAGCCGAAGAAACCCGCGATCATTTGAACGCCAAAGATTCACAAACCAAAGAGGCGTTAGAAAGAAATGCCAGAGCAGGCGCAAGAATAACAACGCCCGATGAACGTCTAGATATGTTGGATATGATCTTAAAGCCAATGATGGACAAACTAACGGAGGACATAAAATAGCTTGAGTTAACGCATACAACATGTAAGATAAAGAAAGACCCCGCAACGCGCAAACGTCCGGGGCATGAGATTAAGGTTTTTCTGGTAAGACTTCCCCTTAATCTAAGATAGTTTTAGCACCGTTACAAAACTATTTCCACAAAAAAATCTTCCAGTGAGCATAACACAATAACTATGCAAGGCTTTTGGCTTCAAGTTTATAGATGAAGCAATTAAATCCGGCTCTGTCATGGCGACAACCGGGACTGTGATGCGGCATCCCCGTAACGGTTACCGAGAGAGACTGTTGACCGACTGACCCAATCAGGACCAGGCAGTTTTTTTGATACAGCCGTGTTAAGTGTATCAACAGGGTGGCACAGGGTCACAAGCCGAGAGGCAAAAGGAAATGAGTACTCGGGCGCAAGCCTTCCCTTGGGACGGGACTGTAAGGGTTAAGGGGCTGTAGCTCATACCTCACAGGAGAAAAAGCCATAACTATGAATGAAGGAGAAGAGGATGGATAATGAAAAACTAAAAGAAATAAAAGATGTACTTTTGACGGTAAAAAATGATGGATTTTATGAGTTGGCAAGTCCAGAGGCTCTTGAGCACCTCGCAATGCATGTAGTTCATTTGATTGATGCAATTTTGAAATACGATGAAGTCTCGAGAGACTGAAAATTAGACAACCACATCAAAGGGATGTATAATAAACACATGTGCGGCGGCGTGGAAAGCAGACACACAAATCTAATCTTTAGCCTAACGGCGGCGCGGCATGGTTAAATAATGATTTCAGCCGATTAGATCATGCTACTACTCTGAGGAGAGGCAAAACACCAGCCGGTTTAGCGCCCGGCCCGCACATACAATAAAGGATGAAAGAATGGAAAAGTTTAAGAAAACGGTACGAGTAATTTTTATAACAATGGCGGTCATAGGTCTATTCGATATGGCGATTCAAGGTGCTACAAGCGGCGAGGTAGGGGTTATTAAAAACGTTTTATCTGTAATTTTCCAAAAAGATTAGCCACATGACAGATTGGACAAAGCCAGAAGCATACATGGTGGGGTATCATATATTGCTTGAAAAATTGTTAATGGAAGCGCGGGAAATTCAAGTTTTCCACCACCCGGTAATTACAGTGTACAATCCAGATGGGACGAAAACGATTTTGAACGGCAAAGAGATAGGGAAAGAATGAATATGGACGAAAAACTTTCAACATGTCGGTTAGTAGAAAAAGGTGATATAGTATCATCTTTCAATGCAGGGTGATGGGATGACGGACTTAGAAATAGCAGCCCGGTATTGTGCCATACTAAACCTTGTCCCAGGCGATGAGAAACATATAGACGGCGTCCTCAAGGAAGACGCAGCAAGAATTACAGAGTTTAAGGACGCAGAACATTTTGGAGATTGCACCAAAGCCCCTATATCCTGTCTTAGGTGCGAGGCTGACGAAGCTTTTGGAATGGTGCCAATTATTAGAATTATGTTTTCATTGAATGAGAAGGCCAAATAAATGTGCTATAAGTCAGTGAGGGAAGACATCGGAGTGTCGCAAAAGGAATTCGCGGTAAAGTACGGGGTCCCATTGGAGAGCCTTAAAAACTGGGAGCAAGGCCGCAGAGTTCCTAATGGCCCAGCAAAGACGTTGTTAAAGGTAATTGCCAGCAACCCAAAGGCAGTAGAAAGGGCGTTAAAATTATGATTGAAATTATGGTGTTTTGTATAGGCGTGGCTTTCGGAGTAGCTATCGGGTTAGATTTGGGAGATTGGTTTAAAAGAAAGGATTCCTTGAATGCCAAAAAAACCAGTAAAGAGTAAACCAAAGAAAGAAGGGTGAGAGGGGTGTCCTCAAAATTGAGGAGGCCAACTCCAGACGAAGTGCGAGCAGCTATCAATGCTAGATGGCCTGAAACAACAGTTGAATATTGGGAAGAGGAAGTATCGCGCTTAAAGAAGCTTGATGCTATGGTGAGAAATTATAAGAAAATAAGGTCAGAAGACGTAGGCGCGCGCGGCCTAATTGATAACGGTGATGGAACAAGTACACATCGAAGAGTGAAAGAGGCGGATGTTGGTGAACGGGTATTTTTATAATGGTTAAAAACAAGGGCGGGCGTCCAAGTAAGAACATTCTAAACTAGAAGGTAGGTAGATTGTATGGCTGGAGGTAAGCAAAAAGGTTCTGAGAAGACAGGCGGTAGGAAGAAAGGAACACCTAACAAGGTTCCCTCTCTGCTGAAGGACGCTATTCTGAAGGCGACTGAATACGCGGGTGAGGAATTCATAAAGAAGCGTATAGAAGAGGCCATTGAAAAAGGTGAGGTCTATGACCATGAGGAGCCAATGGTTGAATATCTCAAGGCGCAAGCAGTAGAAAACCCCAATGCATTCATGACAATCTTAGGTAAAGTTCTTCCCATGCAGATAACAGGCGCAGACGGCGCGCCAATAAGAGTGGAACAGCAAACGGTGTTTTTCAATCCTGTAGGTGGTGATGATAGCTGAACCCATACAGATAGATTACGTTTACAAGCTTCATCCAATTTTTACCAAGAAGAAGCGCCTTAAGATTATCATCGGTGGTCGAGCCTCTACCAAATCAACAGGCATCGCCGACAAGGTTGCGGTTGATGTTATGAATGGACAGTTATGGTGTTGTGCCAGAGAAACGCAAAACTCCATTGAAGAATCTGTTCACAGGACATTGTTAGACGAAATAGAGCGGTTTGGACTTAGGGGCTTCGAAGACACTAAAACAGAGATACGGCATACAGCAAGCGGCGGGCGCACATTTTACCGCGGTCTTTCACGCAACATCACATCCTTAAAATCTACACTCTCAGGAATTGACGGCCTTTGGATTGAAGAGGGGGAAGACCTTTCTGCAAATACATTGCGCGTTCTAACGGCCTCAGTCCGCCTGAATGCAACTGACACAGCGCGGGCTATAGCCGGTGAAGATGTAAAGATGCCTGAGATTATCATAACAATGAACAGAGGCGCACGTGATGGCGCCGTTGCAAAGAAGTGGCTTGCCAGAGCAGAGAAAGAGTTAAACAGGTGCGGGTATTATGAAGACGACCTAATGATTGTCGTTGAAATGAATTACACAGACATGCCTAGAGATTGGTTTGAAATGTCCGGCCTAGAGGAAGAGAGAGCCGATGACTACGAAAAGGAGAGCCGTGCATTTTACAATCATAAATGGGGAGGGGCGTATATGGATGAGGTTGAAGGTTCAATTATTAAGCCTGAATGGGTTGAGGCGTCGATTGATGCACACAAACTCCCGCATCTGGAAAATGTATTTACGCCACATGGAGCCGCCCTTGCTAGCTTTGACCCTTTTAATGGTGGTGCTGATGCGGGCGGTTATACGTTACGTCATGGTTCGATTATCAAGAGAGTATTGGAGAAAACAACAGGGGAGATAGACGAGGTATGCGATTGGGCAACGGGAGAGGCAACCACGGACGGTGCCGACTGGTTTGTGTGGGATGGCGATGGTATGGGTACGGGTTTAAAGCGGCAAGTTTCCCTGGCTTTCGACGGCACAAGAACGCAATACCACATGTTCAGAGGAAGTTTATCAGGTTCAGGGCAGGACAACGCAGCCAAGCTTTACATGGAATCTGAAGGCGACAGCGACCCTGAAAAAAAGAACAAAGCCAATAAAACTTATGCTGAAACATTCAAGAACAACAGGGCGCAATATTACTTCCTTTTAGCAAGAAGGTTTTATAATACGTACAAATGCGTTATAAAGGGGCATTACATAGATCCTGATGAAATGATTTCCCTTGATTCTGAAGGCATTGAAGACATGGTAGGCTTAAAGTCTGAGTTGTGCAGAATACCCCGGAAATCCAATCCGGGCGGTCTTTTGCAGATTATGAGTAAAGACGAAATGAAGCGGCACAAGATAGACAGCCCCAACAGAGCGGACGCTATCATGATGAGCATATTTGCCCCTTCGGTAGCCACAAAGCACACACCAATACAATTTGACGGGTGGAATTAATGGACCTATCGATTAGGCAGGGTATGACCGCCAGTATAAAGCAACGCATGGTGCGAAGTGATACAGTCCTTTCCGCCCCTGTATTGACACTACCCACAGACGTAAGCACGGGCGTTATGACGGCGGACGGCACAGTAACAACCGACACAGGCAGCGGCACGTTGCATTTCTATGTGTCGATATCCGCAATTCCCCCAAGTAGTAGCGATTTAATAGAAGGCACTGATTCTGTTACTTTCGGCGACCAGGCTGTAGGCGCGGTTGGTGTGCAGAATATCTCTGTGTCAGGTCTTACAGGTGACACGGATTATTTCATACACTATGTGCAGACACTTGGCCCCGTGACGAGCAATATCGCCTCTGCTGACGGTTTCACCACGGCGTCGGCTCCTGATATTATCGCGCCTATATTGTCCTCACCAACAGACACGGAAACAGGAGAAACAACTTCATCCGGCAGCGTTATAACCGATGAGGGCAACGGTACACTGTTCTTTGTCATCACACTGTCATCAACGCCACCAACTAAAGCTCAAGTTAAACTTGGACAAGATGATAGCGGTTCAGCGGCCACAGATAGCGGCTCCCAAGCTGTTACTGTTTCTGGTGTGCAGAACATCACAGGTTCAGGGCTCACCAACAATACGGCTTACACCACTCACTATATGCACGAAGACGCAGCCACTAATCAATCAGATGTATCTACGGCTGATGGATTTACCACAGCGGCAAGCGGGGCCTTGAATGTTGCTAACCAGCCAATAGACTTTGGTGATAAGACAGCGAGCGGATCAGGACTATACACGCTAGAGGTTATCGCGGGTACGGTTACATCAGCCTCTATTACTTCTGGCGATGCGTCTGGACATTGGACGATAGCTACTAACGGAGATCTAACGCCTTCTGCGGCCGGGGATACAGCCAACCTTAGTCTTGGTCCTTATTCATTGGCCTGTTCGTATAATGCGGGGGCAGACACAGCCACGCATACGGTAACAATTGAAAGCGGTGCGAGCTGTATTTCTCATACTGAGGCTGAAACACATGTAACAGCTACCAGTACATCTGCTGATGACTTTGTACTCTTACGTGGTGGTCAAACGATTGGCTCCCGTGGTGTTGTCTTTGATTATGACAAAGGCTTTGACGGAACAATCAGCGATCCAGACAGGAATGATAAAACTGCAGGGGCCAAGGCCACATACAGCGGCGGCTCTATAACATTCAGACGCCACGCCAATGATGCAAGCGCGCCCGTGGTTGACGGCGTGTTTAGAATGACTGGAGCCGGCCCATTCTATCTAGACAAATTAGACTTTATTAACGCACCAACATCTGACAGCAGCTATAACGATCAATCAGCGGCTGGTGATAACCTGAA